GCGCGGGCGCGGGCGCGGGCGCGGGCGCGGGCGCGGGCGCGGGCGCGGGCGCGGGCGCGGGCGCGGGCGCGGGCGGATCCGCGAGCCACCCCTGCCACAGAGCGCGCAGGGTGATGATCGTGACGGCCAGCACCGCGTAAAGGGCACACCAGGCGTAGTAGATCATCCCAACACCACGTCGATCTGCGCGGCGCACATGCCCGGGTCCCCGGCGGGGCACCACGAGCACCAGAAGCCGGGGGTCATGCAGACGATCCCGCGCTGCAACTCTGCGATGCGGTAGGCGGCCTCGGCGAGCATGCCCCGGGCGGTCTGGAGCGTCCAGGAGACGGGGTGCAGGACGGCCCCGCGGCCGTCGTAGTCGCGCAAGCGGATGATCCCGCCGGGGCGGACCTCCTCGCCCCACGTGTCGGTGCAGGCCACGGCGTAGGCGGCAAGTTGCCACGCGTAGATGCGGGTCATCTCCCCGCCGTACCAGCGCTTGTCCCCGGATTTCACGTCCCACACCTCGAGCCCGGCCACGCCGCGGCGGATCTGGTCGGGGTGGCCCTTGATCACGACCTCGCCGTCGTAGTCGGGCCGCAGGTCGAGCGTGGTCTGCACGGCCCCCTCCTGCATCTCCGCGATCACCACGCCGCCTTGATTTCGGATGTCGGCCGCGTACTTGACGGCCCACGATGTGGCCTGGTCCAGGTCCGCCTGCGGGCAGGTGGTCGCGGACTCCGCGCCTGCGCGCTGCACGGCCTCCTCGAGGGCGATCGCGTCCTCGCCCCCGCGGTGCCACAGCTCGATTATGCGGCCTACGCATGTGCCGGTGTCGGCGGCCCCGCTGCTGCTACTCATCCCGAGGCTCCTCTCGTAGTCCCGCAAGAAGACGAACCCAGTGCATTTGGCGAGGCTGGGGAGGGTGGAGGCTCTCACAGTCGCACTCCCAGATCCATGAGGATCGGCAAGGCTTGGAACACCCTGGCGGTGACCTTGGCGTCGGGGTCGAGGCCCCGGCTGCGCGCGGAGCGCTCCCACCATGCCTGTTGCTTCGGGGTCATCCTCCACCCCGTCTGCGTGGCGAATCCCTGGAGGTCCGGGATCCCCTCGACGCGCTGCCAGCGGCCGTAGGCGGACGCGGGGCGCTTCTCCTCGCCCTCCTTCGCCGCGATGCTCCGCATGGCGTGGATCGGCTCGGCGGCGCACGGGTCCTGGATCGTACACCACTGGCTGGTGACGCCGGAGGGGGCGACGGAGTAGAGGATGTACATGGTCGCCCGCACGCCGTCGGCCAACGGCAGGCTGATGGCCTTGAAGCGGCCCAGCTCCTCGAGCCCCACCTGGCGCTGGCCGGCCCGCTTGGACGGCTTGTCGAATGCCTCCTGCGCCTGCTTCACGACGCCGCGGGGGATGGCCCCGCCCAGCAAGTACCCGTGCCGCTCCACATTGCGGCAGGCGCAAAGGTACTCCGGGGGGATGAGATCGGGGCGGGTGATGCGCCCCAGATACTGGAGGAATTCTACAGGGGATGTGGTCGGGCGCGCGTCCAAGAGTCTGCGCAGCCACGGCTTGTCCAGGCCCTCAGAAATCACCTTCACGCTGACGATCACGAGCTGGCCGGCGCGGCACTGCTCGAACATCCTGTGCCGCTCGGGGTGGCTCGTGCCGGCCTGCATCACGGCGGCGTCCACGCCCAGCGCGTCGAGGGCCTCCACCAGTTGATAGCCTACTTCCCTGCTCGGGATCGCTACGGCGGTGGGCCGCACCGGCTCTCCAGGCACGATCTCCCCCACGGAGTTGAGTTGGTCGCCCTCCAGTGAGAGGCGGTTGGCGAGCAACTCCGCGATCGCCTGCACGCGGCTCCCCACGGCCTTGGTGGCGGACTTCACCTGGAATTGCCCGGCGCTCACCTTGATGGCGTCGTCGTCCACCAGCGGGACCACCTCGATGCGGGGCTGGGCCCACCATCCGTCGCGGACGGCTTCCTCGATGGAGAGGACCTCCACGATCTCGGGCCAGTCGGCCTCCAACTCGGCGGTGCTCTTCGGCGTGCCGCGGAAGGGGGTGGCGGTGTACCCGATCCAGCGGCAATCCACGCCCATGGCGAAGAGGAGGCCGGAGGTCTTATTCCCGCTGACCGCGTGATGGCCCTCGTCCATGATGACGACCTCGGGCGGGGTCAGTCTGCCCTTGATCTCGCGGTTGTGGGCCCGCCTCGTGGTCATGATGTGGTGCTCGCGGCCCAGCCGCTCCAGCTCGTCGGGCCCGCACTCCCCCGGGTCGACGCCGCGCTTCTCGAGGTAGCCCCGAAGGATGTCCAATTTCGGGGTGAAGATCCACGCGTCGCGCCCTTGGGCGCGGAGTTGGCGCTGTAACTCCAACTGTACGAGGCTCTTGCCGGTGCCCGTGGGGCATGCGTAGAGGATGCGGCCGTCGGGCGGGGCGGTGGCCACCCACGCGAGGGCGTCGGCCACGGCGTCACGTTGGTACGGGCGGAGTTCCATCATGGCCCCACGTAGCGGTGGACGGGGCGGGCGTAGGGCTCGGGGGAGATAGGGTGGTGGGGCCGCATGGCCACGATGCGCTTGCGCTCGGCGCGGAGCTGCGCGGCGCGGCGGTGGTGCTCCGCGATGCAGAGCGGGCAGTACTCGTATCGGCCCCAGCCGGGCGGGGAGTGTTGGACGGGGGCGCCGCACTCGATGCAGTCGTGGGGCCTCATGCGTCGGCCAGCCCCCGCCCGCAGTCCGGGTGCTCCTCCACCAGGTCCACTCGGGCCTCCAGCCGTTGCAAGTGGGCTTCGGCCGCCGCGAGCTGGCGCATGACGTCCGCCAGGCCGGCCGTGAGGGCGTCCACGCGGCCCGCCAGCTCCACGACCCCCTTGTAGGCGGCCTCGGCCTTGCCAGGGACCCATGTGGGGGTGCAGCGGGGGGTGACGCGCGGGGCGGGCCCCGCCGCGTTGCCGGCCTCGGCGGCGGGGGACATGGCGGCCCGCGCGGCGGCGCGGTGCGCGTGGCGCGCGTCGTACGCGGCGCGGATGTCCTCGGGGTGTCGGACCCACGGGATGCCTAGGGCCTCGGCGTGGGCCACCTCCTCATCGGCCCCGGGGGAGTCGCCGGGCAGGCGGAGGACGACGTCACAGCGGGAGACGATCTCGAGGTCATCGTCGAGCCACGCGCGGCGGGGGCGGGGCTCGACGGCGTCTTCGTAGGCCGACAGGTGGGGCACGATGGCCACATGGCCGAAGCCCCGCACGGCGGTCGCGGCGCGCTGGGCCATGGCCACGTGGGCCAGGGCGGGCGGGTCGCCCAGGGGGCCCGCTACGTAGACGACGAGGCGCTTCATGGGTCGATCCAATCCAGCAGGGCGACCAGGCGCTTGATCTGCGTTTGCTCCTCCTCGGCGGCGGAGGTGGCGGCGGCGGTGTAGTCGGCGTAGACGGTGGCGGCGTTGGCGGCGTAGGCTGCGGCGGCGTCGGCGGCTGCGTAGGCGTCGGCCGCGGCGGCGGCGGAGTCGGCGGCGGCGGCGTGGGCGTAGGCGTAGGCCGCGTCGTCGGTGGCGGCGGTGGCGGTGGCGGTGGCGGTGGCGGTGGCGGTGGCGGTGGCGGTGGCGGTGGCGGTGGCGGCGTAGGCCGCGCGGGCGGCGGCCGCGCGGGCGGCGTCTAGCTCAGCGCGAGTGGCCTCACCCAGCGCGTAGTCGCGGGCCACCCTCACAGCCTCCCATGACCGAGGGTCCGGCTCACGTCCAGCGTCCCTTTCGCGGATCAGCGCGCGGACGGCGCAGTCAGCGGCGAAGAGTCGCACTGTCCGTGCGGGCAACACACGTAGAGCGACCCAGAGGCGGTCCCTGGCGGGGATCCTGTCCATGGCCAAGATTTCGCGCAACGTCATGCTGCTGCGTCCAGCGGCGATCTTGCGTATCCGATCCTCGCTGTAGCACGGTTTCAACGAGAGGACTTGTTTCAAGGTGATCTTCATCGGTCGGCTCCTTTGCGGGGGTCCCACCCCGCGTTGCGTTAGGTCGGCCGCGCCCCCGCCAGGGGTGTGGGCCCCTGGCGGGGGGCAGCGCGACGAGCGGCGGAGGAACCGACCAAAGTACCCCGCCGTTGCGTGTCTGGTTGGGTTGGTCGGTTCACGTGAAACAGTACCCCGAGTCACAGCGGGGGGTATATGCCCGCTCGCGCTTGACGTCCCACCCGACCGTGGGCAGACGGCGAAGTGGGATTAAGGTGTCGGATACGAAAACAGGGTCCTCGACCCCAACTTGCTCCAAGTTACGCACCGCGTCGTCCACCTTGCACGCCTGTTCGTAGTCGTTGGGGCGGGCGTCGTGCATGGCGCGGAGGTCGGCGAGGGAGTGCGCGAAGCACCCATTACACACAGAGCGCGGGGGCTCAGGCTTCTGGATCCGGCGATAGTAGGCGCTCACGTCCTCGCGGGTCATCCCGAGGCGGATCAGGGGGAAGTCGAACTTGATGTACTTCCGCGGACTCGGCTTCACGCGGCGCTGCTCGTCGGCCCCGAACCCGATCCACTTGATGACGACGCCTTCGCCGAGGCGGGAAGCTCTGCGACTGATCCCGTGCGTGTCCTCAATCCACTGACGCAGCCAGCGGTCCATGGGGCGGACCTTGTAGTAGCGGGTGCATTTCTGCCGGAGTCGGCCCCGAGAGCCTGACGGGCGTTGGGTAAACCAGGCGGCGTTGTCCAGGCGAACCGTGCCGCGGTCGCGTAACGTTAGCACGTCGTCGTAAAGGTTGGGCCCGGGGACGGTCACAACGTCAATGCCCACAGTCTTGGCGGCCCGCTTCATGTACTCGACCATGTCGTAGCTGGCGCTCGCCTCCATGCCCGGGTCCGCGTGGAGGACCAGGAAGTTGGGCGGGCACTCTATCTCCCCCCGGATCACCATCCAGAGAAGAGCGGTCGATTGACTCCCCCCGCTGAAGTTCAGGACGGTGGCGAGTTCGCCGCGCTTTGGTTGGGTTGGTCGGTTCACGTGGGCAAGGATACCGAGGGCCCAGGGGCTTCGCCAGTACTACTTGGATTTCGTTCGTAGTACTGGGAGCTTGATCCCCCGCAGGGCTTTGGGCACCGCCGCCTTGGGCGGCGCCTGGGGGGCGGGTCGCTCGAGGATCCAGCGGCCGGGGCATCTCATCAGTACGGGGAGGGTGGCGATGTCGATGGGGGCCATGCGGGGAGTCTACCACCACCGCCCGGGGCGGGTCCACCATCGGCCATCGGCGGGTCGCGGGCCCCATCGGCGGGTCGCGGGCCCCATCGGCCATCGGCGGGCCGCGGTCGGCCATCGGCGGGTCGCGGTCGGCCATCGCGGTTTAGGCGGCTGTCAGGTACTACCCACTTAAGTCCTTACGGCTGTCAGGTACTACCTCCTTAAGTCCTTACGGTGTCCGTAACGGTCGTACCGGACAGTACTCTTAGCGTGGTACTATGTATATATACAGAAATTGGGGTGGTGGAAGTGGAAAAAGTATATGGATGCTCGGGGTTAAATAAAAAAGGATGGGTACAGGTACGATGGTTACGGGCCACATAAGGACTTACGTCCATAGTACCTGACAAGTGCTATTTTAACCCCCGGCTCCGCTTGTGGTTAAAGTGTCAGGTAAGGTAGCGGGTCCAATTGGTCTAGTTATACATATACCTCGCTGCAGCCTCACCATCGGGCCCCGTTTTGGCCTTTACGGGCGGGGTAAGGACTTACGGCTCGGACTCACAACTCCGCCGATTGTGGCCGACGCCCCCGCACCGGCCGCACCGATTCACGCCCGCTGGGTGCGCCCGGCGCCGCCGGTACTTCGCCCGGTCCCGGGCCCGGGCCCGCTCAGGGTCCCGCCAGTAGTACCGCTGGTCGCTCCCCGGGTTCCGCCGGCGCCACGCGGCCTGGTGCCAGGCCGCGCTGCACCGCGTCGAGCAGAACCGCGGCCGCCCCGTCTCGGCCCCGCACTTGGCGCACTGCGTCACGGGGCCGCGTCCAGCAGCGCCGCCCACAGCGGATCCGCATACCGCTCCACGATCCGCCGCACCACATGCCCGCGCCAGGCCCCGGGGCCGCGCCGGCCGCCGGCGGTGGGGGTCCCGCGCTCGTTCAGCTCGGTCGCGATCTCGCCCCACGGGAGCCCGGCGTCCCGCCACCGGAGCATCAGCCGCACCGTGGCGACCTCCTCAGGCACCGGCACCGCGGCCCGTCCTGGCCCGGCGCGGAACCCGTACGGCCGCCGGCCGCCCGGGATCCTCCCCTCCCGAAGCGCGCCGCGGTGGCCCGCCTTGGTCCGCTCGCTGATCAGGCCCCGCTCCAGCTCGGCGAAGGCCGCCGCGAGCGTGAAGTACATGCGCCCCATGGGCGTGCTCGTGTCCAACTCCCCGCCGCCGAACTCGAGGAGGTGGAGGTCGACTCGCCCCCGCCAGGCGTCGAGCGTCATGACCGCGTCGCGCGTGCTGCGAAACAGCCGGTCGAGCCGCACCGCGACCACATGGGTCGCCGGCCCGGGGAGCTGGGCTCCGGCCGGCCGCTGGGCCAGCGGCACGGCCGCACTGATCCCCGCGTCCCGCAGGACCGCCACATCCCACCCCCGCCGCCCGCAGTAGGCCCGGATCCGGGCCTCCTGCTCGCCGAGCGAATGGCCGTCGTCCGCCTGCCCGGTGGTCGACACCCGGCAGTAGCCAACGGCCCACGTCACGCGCCCACCAGGGTTAGCAGCGGGTCATCGGTGGGCACGGTCACCGCCTTGGGGTAGCCCAGCTCGCGCGCCCACTTGCTCTGGTGGCTCGTGGTCGTGTTGGAGTAGGTACCCGGCGGCACTTGGTAGAGCACTCCCGCCTGGAAGTAGCTAACGGGAGTGCCGTAGCTCAGCAGGCGCACCGTCCCGTCGCTGAGGGTTTCGACGCTGGCCTGGCGCTGGGCGCGGCCGTTGAACCGCGCGGCGGCGGTGGTCACGACGCGCGGCGGTTCGGTGGCCAGGCCAAGCGCCCGCTCGAGTGCCCGCACGTAGCGGGCGGCGGTAGGGTCGGGGGTGGGTAAGGCGAGGTAAGCTCGGCGCGCCGTGGCAAGGTGGGTATCCATTGGTCGATTCTCCTCTCCCGCATTCAGCGGGTGTTGCGTCCCGGACGCCCGAAGGCGTTTCGGCTCCCCGCCGGGGGCCATCTTCAGCGGGCGAGGTAGGGGCCGTGTCGCAGGACTCCCGCGCCGTCGCTGATGTCCGCGTTGCGCGCTTCCGCTCGAGTGCGGTAGTAGTGGCGGCGCAGCGAGGTTGCCAGCCCGTTGCAGCCGCCAAACCATACGTTGCAGCCCCAGCCCGCTTCCTCCTGGCGCACGTGCTTGAATACGGCCCGCCCGTTTTGGTCTCTGATCATTGGTCGTCTCCTCAAGTGGATCATTGGTCGTTTCCTTCGCGCATCCGGTCGAGAGCCGCGTTGTTGTAGTACTCGGACACCACTTCCCAGACTCCGGGGATCATGACGACAATGCGGGCTCCGTCTTCCTCAGCCAGGGCCAGTACGGCTTCGTCAAAGCGTTCCTGTTCGGTCATTGGTCGATTCTCCTCTCCCGCACTTGGCGGGCGTTTGCGTCCCGGACGCCCTCGCGGGCGTTTCGACTCCCCGCCGGGACTTTCACGTTGCTCTCCCGTCGTAGCATTCCGAACACCAGAACTCTTCGAATGAGACTCCGTGGACGTCTGTCGCTCCGACCACGTGGACCTCCGCGGCCTTACCGCAGCGGAGGCATAGGTCGCGCGTTATCTGCCTTGCGGTTTCCGCTCCACAGTCCAAGCAGACCGCAGGGGGCTTGTTGACGACCGTTACCGTGAACTCGGCGAGCGCTTCGCGGACCGCGTCCGTCTTCAAGTGCGGCCGGAGCATTTCCAGTAGGTCTTCGAACTCCGGCGTGGCGTAGATGATCTTGCACGCCGCGCAGACCGTGCCGCGGGTCACGGGGTCCCCTCGTAGTTGGTGCGGCGTGTCAGGTCCTCGCGCGACCACAAGCCCGCCTCGCCAATCACCTCGTAGCGCCAAGCGGCTACGCCCCTGGCCCAGATTTCAAACACGGTGCCGACCTTGTAATTCCCAGGCTTCAACTGGCTAGCGAGGTAGGCCCACGCGTCGGTGTAGTCACCGAATCCGGCGAGGGGCGTGAGTCCCAATGGGCCCGCGATCATGATGCGATGCGGGAAGGGCTCCCAGTCCGGGTTCACGTCCTCTGGGGTGGCCTCGTCAAAACGTTCGGTCATCTCGTCTCCTTTCCCGCACATAGGCGGGCGTGGTGGTCAGTCAATCCTCGCGTGCCGCACGTCCAACCCGGGCCGGCGCCCGTACAGCTCCGCGTGCCGTCGGCAGGCGTCGCCGATCCACCGCTCCGGCCAGCCAGGCGCCCAGAGCGATTCGCCGGCGGGCGCCTCGCACCAGGAGCATCGGACGTCGCCCGTGGCCGTCCGCCGGTGGACCCGGCCCGGGGCCCGGGGCTTGGGCCCGGTGGCCTGGAGGTAGTGCTGCCACGTTGGGCACGCCTCTTTGCGCCCCTCGAGGTAGCACGAGGCGCACTGGGCGACCCCGCCCAAGGTCCCGGCCGGCTGGACGGGCTCATCCGTGTCGGCGCAGATCATGACGCCAGCCGCGCGTTGTGCTCCGCCACCATCTCGTCAGCCGCCGCCAGCGCCCGCGCGAACGCGCAGCGATCCGTCGACCCGATGTTGAGGCGTTCCCATGTGCAGATGACCCGCCGCACGCCGCGGGCCCGCGCGGAGATCATCGCCACGGGCCCGTCCCAGTCGGGCTCCAGCTCGAGGACCGCGACGCGGCCGTAGCGGCCCCAGCATGTGCGGGGCATACTTGCGCTCGCGGTCTGGACGACCCAGCGATAGGTCGGGTCGCACTCCCGGTGGACCACGGCGGTAGGGTCCGCGGTCCAGGCGGCGGCGTCGTCTGCGTAGGGGTCGACGGGGTCTCGGCAGATGGGGCAGATAAGCCCGTCGAGCGGGCGGGGTCGGGTGGTAATCATGGTCGGCCCTTTCGGTTAGCGGCCCGCGGCATGCGAGCCGGGATCCCCCGGGCCCGGACTCGAACCGGGCGGCGCCGTGCGGGGGTGGGGGTGGGGCTAGTCGAGCAGCAACGGCATCACGAGTCCCGTGAAGGTCCGGCCGGTGGCCGCGTCGCTGGCTTTGAGCGTGATGGCGCAGTCGGCGGGCTTATCCGCGTCGAAGGCAAGCCGCATGACGTTGGGACCGTCGCCCTTCCGCCGCGGGCCAAAGAAGGCCCGCGCGGCCCTGACCACGCGTTCGAGCACGGCGAGGTCAATCCCCACCTCGGTGCGCTCGCCGAGGGGCATGACCTCGGAGTACGGGGGGAAGATCCCCGCGAGTTGTGCCAGCGCGTGCGTGCTCGTGCCGTGGGTCGCGACGCCGTCTTGGAGCGTCGCCTCACCGTTGCGGCCGAGCGTCTTGGCGAGCGCCTTGATGCTGGCGCTGGCATAGGTCGTATCGGGCGCCAGCTCCACGGGTTCGCCGTGCGTGACGTGCGCCAGGCACTTGCCGTCCGTGGCCGTTAGGCCGGCGCCGTCGATGTGGACACCGTTCATCGCGTAGCGGGTCGCGTCGGGGTGAGCGCACGCGAGTACGCTCAGAGTTTGGCGGTTGAGTCGGATGGTCATTGGTCGATTCTCCTGGTAGTAGTGATCCCCCGGGCCCGGACTCGAACCGGGCGGCGCCGTGCGGGGGTGGTGGCGGCGCGCGCTACTCCCCGCGCCAGTCCTCCCAGCAACCTTCGGGGATGGCGTCCCGCCGAGCCGCAAACACCGACACCCCGTGGCGCTGGCACGACTCCACGCGATCGCGCACGCTTGCCCAGCGCCACGACTCCGCCGCTTCCTCCCACTCCAGATCGGAGTAGGCTTCCTCATCGAGCACGGGGGAGTCGGCGAGAGCGCAGAGGATCTCACCCGCGACCGTGGCGCACGGGGTATGCGGCCGCACGATCAGGATCTCGACCCAGCCCGGACCCCAGTGGCCGAAGCGATGATCTTCGTGGTCGATCGCGCCGGGGTCCACCGCGTCGAGAGACGCCGTCGCCGCGGCGTAGTTGCTCCGCGCGAGGGCGCCCGAGTCCCGGGTCTGGCTCACAGGGAGCACGAGCCAATCTGAGCGATCGATATCGTCGTCCGCGTCCTCATAGCCGCGGGCCGGCGAGCCCGCGTATCCGCCCATTGTCTCGGCGCGGAGTCCGGGGGTGTCGAAGCTTGTCGGTGCCCAATCGCGGTAGCGCGGCAGTTCTTCGTGGGCGTGGTCGTCGGCATCCATGAGTCGATTCCTCCTCTGTTGGTGATCCCCTGTCACCCCGGGGTCCGGGAGGGATTTGATCCCTGGCGTCGCGCCGGGCGGCTACTTCTCGGGTTGTCCGTAGGCTTCGACCAGGGCGCCGTGGCTCCCTGCCCACGTGACGCGCCGGTCCGGGCCCACGACGCGCCAGAGAGGAGCGGTGACACCACTACGGCATTCGCGCCGAGCGATGTTCTCAGCCATTGACTGGTAAGCCACGGTGCACCACAGGCGGTATCCCGTACGGGTGGAGTCGGCGAGTTCAACACGCCATTCATAGGTCATTGGTCGATTCCTCCTCTGTTGGTGATCCCCTGTCACCCCGGGGTGCGGGAGGGATTTGATCCCTGGCTTCGCGCCTAGTCGCCGACGTAGGCGATCATGCGCCCGTAGGCGACCACGTCCCCGTCGTGGCAGACGTCGACGTAACCGAGGCTGGTCATGATGATTTCGGACGCCTGGCAGTCGCACCCGCCGTCGGCGCAATCGGGTGCGCCGCAAGGGTCCTGCAGACCCTCCCACGTTTCGCGACAGTGGCGGAGGTCGTCGGGGGTGAGTCGGAGTCCGTCGGGGGTGAGTCGGAGTCGGGCCATGGTGTCTCCAGGGGTTAGGTCAGTTCGGGCGATCCCCTGTCACCCCGGGGTCCGGGCCGGATCCGATCCGGGGCATCGCGCCGAGCGGCTACCCTCGCAGCGCCTCCAAGCAGACCTCGCAGATCCACTCTCCCCGCTCGGTGGTAGGGACGACGGCGCCTGTGGCATCCGCGTGGTAGTCACCAAACCCGTCGGGGCATTGCGTGCAGGGCGAGGTAGTGCGTTCGTCGTCGCAAGGGCCGCAGAGGTTCGGCCCATTGGTAGGGTTTCCGCAACCAGGGCAATCGGGGGTGTCCATGGGTCGTCTCCGTGGGTTTGGTCGGCTCGGGTCGGAACGTCGAGAATCTCAGCAACCGTCGCACCAAAGCTAAACCCTGCATTGAACGTGCTCGACGTTCGCATTCTGCGAATCGTAACTCCAGACCGTTGGTGCTAAATCGAGGCGGGGTCAAGGTTCGCAAAATGCGAACGGATTCGCAAAATGCGAAAGCGATCGCCTGATGAGAGAGTCTCGCGCGATCCATGAGCACGGGCCTGGCGTGGTGCCCACGACAAGGCCCCAACGAGGGCCGTGGCGAGCCGATCAGGGTGCGCGGGGTGTCGTGACGCCTCACGGAGCTTGCGGGCTGTGACGGGCTCGGGGTGAGGCGAGAGGGCAAGGGACGATATATCGTCCCCACGAGATATCGTGGGTGGGAGCGGAGTGTAACGAAATGGACCACCTGCGCCATTATGGAACACCTGGGTGGAGCGACTAGGTGCCCTAGGGGTTGCGACGCCGAGGGGCCTGGACCCGCTCGACTCCCCCCGCCGAGCCCCGCCGAGCAGCCCGACTCCCCCCTGTCCAGCACGCTGGACAGCAGACCCCCAACACCAGGGCTTGCACGCCACCGAACGAAGGTAGGGTGCACGTGGATCCCTCCCCCGACCTTTGGTGCACAGCTCGACCAGCTTGTACCCGGGGCTTGAGCCCTTGCAGGGCCAGGGCTTGAGGCTGGGGCTCGAGGGGGCCAGGCGCCGCGGCGGGGCGGGCCACCCCCCGGGGGCCGTCGTAAGTCTTTACCAGGCCCCCCACCCCATCGCGCCGCGGGACTCCGAGTCACCTCGCGCCCCCCGAACCCCCGTTTTTGCGGCGCCACGGGCGTGGCGCGGGGCGCGTGGGCGCGCGGCGTGGCTCGCGCCGCTGCGGCAGCGTGGCTCGTGGGCGCGCGGCGTGCGGCCCCCACGTGAGCCCCACGCGATTTTTCGCGCGGGCCAAGACCCGCCCACTAGGCGGGATTGCGGGCGCCCCACGCGAAAAATCGCGTGGGAATCGGCCCCTCTCACACAGATTTTTGTGATTTTTGAGGACCCCGCCCGGGGCCCGGTGCTACCCTACCCTTGCTGGGCGTGTAAGACGGGGCACTCGAGACTCGCCGCGCCCCAGCACGCCGCTGTGGTGTAGGGAGCACACCGATTCCTTCGGGTCCGGGTCGACACGGGCCACTCAACGAGGGGTGATCGGAGGCGTCCGGTTCGATTCCGGCCCCCGGCATGGGTCGGTCCCCGGGCTGTAGCACGCTCGGGGCGGGCCTGTCGCGGGTGTCAGGGTGCGACTCCCTGCTCGTCTCCAGTTGGGACTCCCGTGAAGCAGGCGGTTCGACTCCGCGCCGACCCATGTGCTACTCTCCCCAAACGACTAGTCGAGGGGCGCGCGCCAAGCTGCATGAACGGACCCGACGTGTGATCTCCGACATGGCTGTGGGTGAGCAGCAGTGGGTTGATCTGAACCTCCTGCCCCGAGTGGTCGGCCACCTTTGGCCGTACTGGGTCAGCGGAGTGAAGCTGGCCTTCCGGGTCGTCGCCGTGACACCAGACCAAGGCCCGATCCTGCTGGAGCGCACCGCGTAATGGCGAAGCGCAAGACGCTTCCCCCACTAGACCCGGCCCCACCGGGCCTGGCGGGACGCAAGGCGAGCGAGCCCGCCATCGTGCGCTGGGTGTCCCGGAACATCGCGGTGGCGAGACCCGACCCCGACGAGTGCCCGGACCCGTTCGCGTGGACGCTCCTGCTCCAGTGCCGGACGGACCCGGCCAGCCTGGCCTGGTTCGTGGAGAAGCTGTGGGCGAAGCTACTGCCGTCCCGCGCGCAACTCGACCAGGGCGCGGCGAAGGTGGTCGACGGGAAGCTGACGATCGAGTTGATCGAGCGGATCCAGGCCATGCGGGACGAGGCCGTGGAGACGAGCGCCCACGTGGGGCCAAGCCCTCACGCCGCCGCACCGCGCGCCGCCCCCACACCAGCACTACCCGACGCCTTCGAGGAGGTAGATCCGTGACCGACTGCGCCGACTGCGGCTACCCTGAGTATCAGCATGCGGCGGACTTCGTCCCCCCGCCGGGGGGCGTCGAGAAGACCCTACCCGAGTTTAGCCGCTGCGACGGATTCAGGGGCCCCGACCCCGAGGACACCCCCGCACTAGAGCGCCGAATCGCGGAGCGCATGGGGGAAGCGCCCGCCCCCACCCTGAGCGTCGGGACCAACGCCGAGACGAAGCAAGTGGTGCTCGAGGTGGTGGCCGGCGCCACGAAGGTGCGCTTCTGCTACACCTATGAGGAGGCCGCCCACTTCGCCATGGCGGTGGTGAAGGCGGCCGGGGAGATCAATGGCCGACGTTGACAGGAGGAGATTGGAGCGGGAAGCGGCGTCCGGCGGCCCAGTCGAAGCCGATCGCGCGATGCGAACGAACTATCGCGCGGGCATATACTCGGGGCCGAGCCCCCACTACCACCTCGTCCCCAAGGACCTCGACGCGAACTTGCGGTTCCGCCGGGACTTGCTGATGCAGACCGCGTCCGACCCCGACGCGGCCTCGCAGATCCGCACCATGTGCAAGGAGGATCTACTCTTCTATGTGTCGGCGTTCGTCTGGACATTCGACCCCCGCGCGAAGGTCAAGGTCGTCCCGTTCATTCCGTACGACTTCCAGGACGAGGCCATGCTCACCATGGTCGAGTGCATCGAGATCGGCCAGGACGTGGCCGTGCCCAAGAGCCGCGACATGGGCGCGAGCTGGATGGGCCTCACGGTCTTCGAGTGGATGTGGCACTTCCAATCCGACTTGGTTTTCCTCATCGTCAGCCGCAACGAGGACTACGTCGACAAGCGCGGCAACCCGAAGGCCCTCTTCTGGAAGATCGACTTCATCCACAAGCACCTGCCTCAATGGCTGCTCCCGACTGACCGCTGGCTCGGGGACCGCGACCCGAACCGCAAGCTCCTCCACCTCGCGAACGCCGACAACAACTCCGTGATCGACGGGGAGAGCACCACGGGCGACGCAGGGAGAGGCGACCGCCGAACCGCCATGTTCATTGACGAGCACGCGGCCTTCGACCTGGCCGACGGATTCAAGGTGCTGAATGCGACCCGCAGCACGACGACGTGCCGGATCTTCAACTCCACCCCGCAGGGGGCGAACAACGCCTTCTACGAGGTGGTACACAAGACGAACGCCCGGGTCTTGCGTCTGCATTGGAGCCAACACCCGATCAAGAAACGCGGGCTCTACACGACCGACCGGGAGACGGGCCGGGCCGTGCTGCTCGACAACTGGCGGGGCGTCGTCACCGTCACCCGACGCGGCGAGCCGCCTAAGAGCGTGGCCTACCCCGAAGACTACCCGTTCGACCTGGACGTCCTCGACCCGAGGGTCCGAAGCCCGTGGTACGACAGCCAATGCTCCCGCTGCGTGAGCCCGCAGGAGGTCGCGCAGGAACTCGACATCGACTTCCTCGGGTCCGCCTTCCCGTTCTTCGACCCGCGGTTCATCGAGGTGCTGAAGGCGCAGTATGCCCGGGAGCCGACGACCGTGGGCGACCTGGAGTACGACCGCGGGTCCTTCCAGCCGAAGCAGTTCCGGGAGGATAAGAACGGGCTGATTCAGTTGTGGATGGAACTCGGCGAGGGCGGGCGCCCGGCGAAGGACCGCCAGTTCGTGCTCGGCGCAGACATCAGCGCGGGCACGGGCGCCTCCAACAGCGTGTGCAGCGTGGCCGACCGCGAGACCGGCGAGAAGGTCGCGGTCCTGCGGACGCCGCACCTCCGGCCGCACCCGTTCGCGGGGCTGGCCATGGCGCTGGCCCACTTCTTCAACGGGGCCTACATGGTGTGGGACGCGTCGGGCCCGACCGGGAAGGTGTTCACCAAGCGGTTGATCGAGGAGGGCTACGGGGACATCTACTACCGCCGCTACGAGAAGAAGGTCACCCGCAGGATCAGCGACGAGCCCGGGTACTACCTGAACCCGCAAGCCCGCAACGCGCTGCTCGAGGACTACCGGGCGGCCCTGTCGGACCACCGATTCATCAACCGCTCCGAGCAGGGGCTCATCGAGTGCCTCCAGTTCATTCGCCGGCCCGACGGCGGGGTGGAGCACAGCGCGTCGGCGAACTCGCAGGACCCGAGCGGGGCGCGCACGGCCCACGGTGACGAGGTGATCGCCGACGCGCTCTGCTGCCTCGGGGTCTACGAGCGGCAAGCCCTCACCAAGGCCGACGAACCGCAAGAGCCGCCGGGCTCCCTGGCCTGGCGCCGCAAGCGCGCGAGGGAAGCCATGGCGCCCGCGGCGGACCGGCTCGGCGAGGGCTGGTAGTAGCCCTGTGCCCCAGGTACGGGTAGACTGCGAAAAGGTCTAGAGGCCCCTCCCCCGTCTGGGGTGGCTCCCGCCCAGCGCGTCTTCGGCGCGCTGGGGGGAGCCTCTGCGGGGGCGTCACACTACTTGTGGGGTAAGAACCCTCCGTGCTACTCTGCCCGGTAGAGGTAGGGCATTTTTGCCGGGTAAGGTCAACTTCAAGCGGCTCCGCACGGCGGTCGAGTGGTCGGTTCGCCAACTTGACGAGCCGCGGCGGCAGCGTGTAGCCGCGATCCGCCAATACGTCGGCAGCCACTACGCGAAGAACGGGGCCGACCGCCGCGTCCCGACGAACCTGCTGGAGCTTGCGGTCACGATCTACGTGCGCCACCTCGCGGCCCGGGCCCCCCGCGTCATGGTCAACACGGCCGTCGACCACCTGCGGCCCTACGCCCGGAACATGGAGCTGGCGCTCAACCAGATCCCCGAGGAGATTGGGCTCGCCCGCACCCTCCGCAGGGCGGTGGTTGAGTCGATCTTCGGGATCGGCGTCTGCAAGGTAGGGCTGTGCTCCAGCGGGGTCTGCATCCTGGACCACGACGTGGGTGAGCCGTTCGTGGACGTGGTGAGCCTGGACGACTACTTCCTCGACATGAGCGCCAAGTCGCGCCAGGGGATCCAGTTCGAGGGCAACGACTACTGGCTCGGGCTCGAGGCGGCCCGCGCCATGTACGAGGGGAAGGGCTCCGACGTGGAGCCCGACGACCACACGGTGAGCGGCGACCAGGGCGAGGAGCGCGCCGAGGGCGTCGGCACAGACGAGGGCGCGGACCTCTACGCCGACAAGGTCTGGCTCCGCGACGTCTGGCTGCCGGAGACGCAGCAGGTGCTCACCTACGGGGTGACGAGCCAGAAACTCTTCCGGGTCGTGCCTTGGGACGGACCCGAACATGGCCCGTACTACACCCTGGCCTACAGCGACGTGCCGGGGAACCTCCTGCCGCTCCCGCCCGTGGCCCTGTGGATCGACCTACATGAGCTGGCCAACACCGTCTTCCGCAAGCTGGCCAAGCAGGCCGAGGCCAAGAAGACCGTGGCCGCCTTCGCGGGCGGGAACGAGGAGAGCGTCGAGGCGCTGAAGAAGGCCAGCGACGGCGAGGGGATCCGCTACACCGGGCAGAAGCCCGAGATGCTGTCGGTGGGCGGGATCGACGCGCCGACCCTGGCGTTCTTCCTCCAGACCCGCGACCTCTACAACCACTTCGCGGGGAACCTCGACGCGCTGGGCGGGCTGAGCCCGCAGTCGGACACCGCCAGCCAGGACCGGATGCTGACCCAGGCCGCGAGCGCGCGCATGGACCGCATGAAGTCCGACACGATCGAGTTCGCCCGGGACATCTTCAAGGCGCTGGCGTGGTACGAGTGGACCGACCCGATCCGCCAACGCTCGATCGAGAAGCCGATCGAGGGCACCGACATCGTCCTGAAGCGCTACTGGTCCGAGGAGACCCGAGAGGGCGACTTCCTCGACTACAACCTGGACATCGACCCGTACTCCATGGAGGAGGACACGCCCGGGCTCCGGCTCCAGAAGGTCGGCCAGGTCCTCGAGCGGTTCGTCTACCCGGCCCTGCCCATGATCCAGCAGCAGGGCGGGAACATCGACTTCAAGCGGCTCCTCGAGCTGGTGGCCCGCCTGTCGAACGTGGAGGAGATCAAGGATCTCGTCGTGTTTGGCGAGCCGGTCCAGGGCGACCCGCAGCAGGGGGGCGACCAAAACCCGAACCTCATGCCGAACAGCACCACGAGGACCTACGAGCGCGTGAACCGGCCGGGCGCGACCCGCGCCGGGAAGGACGACGTGATGACGAGGATGCTCATGGGCGGCGGGGTGCAGGCCAGTGAAGCCGCCGCCCTCGGGAGGCCCATCTCATGACCACCTTCGCCTACCGCTGTGAGGACTGCGGGGTGCTCGAGGTCGAGGAGCCCATGGGGTCCGCGCCCCGCGTGGACTGCCCCGAGTGCAGCCTCCCGGTGCGCCGGATCATCACCGGCGGCGTGGCCGTCCCGGCCGCCAAAGGGTGGCCCATGGCGTGTTACGCCAGCGGCGTGAACGCCGAGCAGGCGGACCAACTCCGAGCTGAGTTCAAGCGGGTGGGAGTCCCGACCGAGGTCACCAAGGACGGGGACCCGATCTACACGAGCGCGAGCCACCGGAAGCGTGCGCTCAAGGCGCGGGGCTTCTTCGACCGAGCGGCTTACTACTAGTGGGAGCAAGCGTGGCGAACATTGACGGCGTCAAGGCCGAGATCGAAGCGGGCGTCGAGGCGGCGGTCGGGGAGATGAAGGGCGAGGCGAAGGCCGCCGACCCGGAGCCCAAGGCCGAGGCCGACGAGCCCGAGGCCGCCGACCCGGAGCCCGAGGCGGACGCCGAGCCCGAGGCAGACGACGCCGACGCCGACGACGAGCCCGAGGCGGACGACCCGGAGCCCGAGGCCGACGATGAGGCCGACGACGAGCCCGAGGCCGACGAGCCCCCGCCCGGCCCCAGCGACGAGGTGATCGAGCGCGCCATCCGCGCCGGGATCCCGCTCAGTGAAATCAAGCAGTACCCCAACGAAGCCCTCCTGACCGCTATGTGCGCCAGGATTGAGGGTGCCGAAGGGGGCGCCGGCAGTCGCTCAGACGCCGGCGGCGACGGTCAACCGGCCGGCGTGGACGATCTGCTGTCTGCGATCCCCGATCTGGACGAAGAGACCTACGACGAGACGATCGTAGCCTTTGCCAAGAGCATGAAGGAGATCATCAAGCAGCAACAGGAGACCATCGAGAACTTGCGTGGTGGCCAGGCGGAAGACTGGCTCGACGCGAAGCTCGAGGGAGTCAAGGACTTCACCAAGGGTGACGCCGACAAGCGGTCGGCAGTTCGGGAGAAGTTCGGCGTGCTCAAGGCGGGCTACAAGGCCGCCGGGAAGGACGCCACCGACGGAGTGGTCTTCGACGAGGCTGTGAAGTTGGTCCTCGGCGGTGAAATGGAAGCCGCGAGGCTCAAGCAAAAGGGAAGGGCTGCGAGCAAGAGAAGCGGCCAGCGGATTCAGCGACCGACCGGACGACGCGCGCAGGAACGGCCTGACGCGGGGTCCGAGATCGCTGAGATGCTGGAGCGCAAGTTCGGCTTGTAGGCTTAACGAAGGAGGATCAGCATGGCTGGTCTCGCATTCAGCGAAATCGACGACGCTGTTCTGCTCACGCAGCAGCAGTTCATCAAGCGCGGGGCGTTCGTGGACATGCAGACGGATCTGCAAGACCACGTCGCGGTGCGCGAGATGTGGAAGGGCAGGAGCAAGCAGTTCTCCGGCGGGGAGAACTGGGAGTTCGAGGTCCAGATGGACCACAACCACACCGCCAAGACGGTCGGGCTCTACGAGACCGACGGCTCGAGCCTGACGGACAACATGGTCGCCGGGACCGTGGACCCCCGGCACGTCAACGCGCACTACATCTACGACCAGCGGGAGAAGGCGTTCCAGCGCGGTGGCACGGCCATCGTGGATCTGGTCCGCACCCGCTACGTCGGCATGATGGTCAGCCTCTTCGAGTTGCTGGAGGAAATCCTCTGGTCGAAGCCGGTCGACAGCTCCGACCTGAAGACCCCCTTCGGGATCGCCTACTGGATCACGCGGTCGGCGACCGAGGGCTTCAACGGCGGCAACCCGAGCGGGTTCACCGGCGGCAAGGCGGGGATCTCCCAGGGGACCTACGCTCGCTGGGCCAACTGGACCGCGCAGTACACGTCCGTCAGCAAGACGGACCTCCTGCGCAAGATGCGGACGGCGCACCGCAAGAGCCGCTTCCGCTCGCCCGTCAGCCACGCGGTCCCGGACCTCGGGGCCATGAAGAACGGGATCTACCTCAACAGCGACATCATCGGGCTGCTCGAGGAGGTCGTCGAGGACCAGAACATGAGCCTCGGCAACGACCTGGCGTCCAAGGACGGACGCGCCATGTTCAAGGGCACGCCCTTGACCTACGCGCCCTACCTTGACGACGACAGCGCCGACCCGGTCTACATGATCGACTGGAAGAAGATGGCGGTGGGCGTCATGGCCGGATGGGCCAACAACCTCAGCGCTCCGTACATGGTCCCCGGGAAGCACCTGGTTCGCCGCGTCGACCTCGACGCGTCCCTCAACATGGTCTGCACGGATCTCCGTCGCCAGGCCGTCATCTCCAAGTAAGAAAGGAGGAGGCACATGATCTCTCACGCAATCAATGCTCACGAGAAGGTGGGCAAGGGAATCAAGGCGGAGGTCTGGTACACGGGTACCGACGCCCTCTTCCAGGGCGAGGCCGTCTGCTACGACGCGGACCGAGGCACGGCGACAGCCGCCGACGCCAGGCGGTCGAGTCGAGTGGAGCGCCCGACCGTCACCAACAACCGCTGGTTCGCCGGGGTTGCCGAGCGCAACTACTCGGCGAAGTCCACCGGGCAGTTGATCACGATCTACGAGCCGGGCTCCAAGTCCGTGCCCGTGGCGCTCGCGGTCGACACCGTGATCGGCACCGGGCTGATCACGTTCATGGCCAACGGCCGGTACAACATCGGGGTGAGCACCGGGGCGTCGAGCGGCGGCCGGTTCTACACCGGCAAGTACCGCGGCCGGGGCAGCGCGATCCCGCGCCAGACCGTGACCGCGGCGCTGGAGCAGGAGAACGACGGCACCGGCTGGTCGCTCGCCACGGACGGGGTGACCCTGACCGTGGCCGACTCGTCGGACTTCACCGCGGGGGACACCGTCCTGCTGTTCGGCGGTGAGGACGACGGGACCGGAACCGTGATCCCCGGGAAGTACCTGATCTCCTCGATCACGAACGCCACGACCATCGTGCTCGCCTCCTCGGCGGTGGACGCGACCCCGGACGCGGCGCTGACGTGCATCGGCGTGATCTACACGGGCAACCCGACCGCGCTCTGCGATCTCCTCGACGGCGAGGAGTCCGGGGGGATCGAGGTCCTCAACCCGCCGAACGCCGGCAGTGGGGCCATGCCCTACATGGTGGACGGGCTGACCTACGTTCAGGGCGGGATCACTCTCGCCGCGGACGTGGACATCGACCTCGCGCAGGGCGTCCTGCCCGGGGACAAGAAGTGCGTGATTCTGTTGGGGGCCATGACCACCAACGACTTCACCATCGACCTGGTCACCAACGGGATCCGGCTCGACGGATCGAGCGCCCTCGCCGAGATCAACGGCATGGACGTGGCGGCCGACGCCTGGTACGGCCTGTTCCAGGGGGCCCGCTGGTTCACCCAGGACGTGGCCGGGGGTGCCACCGAAGCCTAACCCTCCCGTGCCCGGGGCCCGCTTCGGCGGGCCCCGGCGCACACCACCTAGGAGACCGAATGCCGAAGACGAAGACCCTGAAGACCCAGGAGACCGAGGTCGAGATCGAGAACCGCATCAACGAGGCCGGCGTCAGTATGCTCCAGCACCTCGGCTACGAGGGCCGGCTCCCGGACGGCCTCGTGGAGACCTACAACGAGTTCAAGTACATCAAGGACAAGATCCAGCCGGGCAACCTCACCGCAGACGGGTACGCCTTCGTGATCCTGCTCTACCGGCTCAAGAAGGGATTCGGGGGCTAGCGCGTGGCCGAGTCGGAGCTGTCGATCAGCTACGACGACCTCCTCGTGGAGGTGGCGGCCTTCTTGGGCTACGGCTCGACCGCGTCGGCCTGGTCCGTGGACCAGCGGGCCGAGGCGGATCGCTACGTCCAGGCGGGCGTGCGGCGGTTCTACTACCCGCCCGCGGCCGAGGGGGCCGAGGCGGGCTATCAGTGGTCCTTCCTCAACCCGGTCACGACCCTGACCACCGTCGCGGACGCAGGCACGCAGGACCTCCCGGAGAACCTGGGCCGGGTCCTGGGGAACTTCCACTTCGACCAGAGCGAGCACCGGGCCTCGGCGGTCCAGGTCACGGAGCAGCGCCTCCAGGAGTTGCTCTCCCGCTCCGACGACACCGCCCCGCCGCAGGTCGCGCGGGTGCGCCACAAGGTCCAGACCAGCGGCGGGCAGCGGCTCGAGGTGGCCTGGTGGCCGGTCCCGGATGGGGCCTACGTGCTGACCTACCGCTACGAGGCGTACGCCGGGAAGCTCTCCGCGACGGTCCAGTACCCCCTCGGGGGAATGCGCCACTCCGAGTTGTTGGTGCAGGCGTGCCTGTCGGTCGCCGAGCAGCGGGCCAACGACGAGCGCGGGATCCACACCGCCGAGTTCGAGCGGATGCTGATCGCCGCGATCCGCCAGGACCGGAGCGTCGGGGCGCAGCACTACGGGCACATGGGCGCCCCGGACGAACAGGCGGTGATCCCCCGCCACGGGGAAACCGGCGTCAGCTACGATATCACCTACAAAGGCACCACCTACTAGGGGGCCAGCATGAAGCACGCAGTCGCACTACTGATCGTGGCCTTGGTGGCCGGCCTGGCCTACGCCGGGGTCGACTCCTACAACCGGTTGGCTAGCGCGCCCTCGGCCTACCGCGGAGGGCCCTCCGGCTCCCACTCGGCGGCCGACTCGGGGGACATCTCCTCCCCGCTGCGGGGCGGCCTCGACCTCCGCAAGACCTGGGGGAACCCCACGGCTTCTGTCACGGTCGCCCACAGTTCTGACTCGGCGACGGCTGCTCTGATGTGCGTGCTCTACACTCAGGTCGGCACGACCCGCACCCGCACCGGGATCGCCCAGATCAAGACCAGCACGGCGATCTCCGGCCCGACCGCGGTCACCAACGGGACCAATCAGATCGGCAAGCCGCTCAGCTTCGACACGCGGGCGGCGACTCACTTCGAGCTGAGGATCCTGAACATCAGCGCCGGGACGATCAGCTTCGACTCCGTCTACGGCTACGCAGCCGACCCGCAGTAGTAGGAGAGCCCCGTGCGCAACCGAACCTTCTTCTCGCTGCTGTTCCTGGCCTTCGCGGCCTGGGGGCTGGTGCTGCTGGCCGGGCCCGCGGAAGGCCAGGGCCGGGCCGTCACGGAGGACGTTTCCGCGGAGGTGCTCGAGGAGGCGTTCGGCGGCACCGTGCAGGCCGCGTCGGCCACCACCGGCCAGGTCCTCGCCAAGCAATCCGACGGCTCGTGGCAGGGCGCGGCGGACACAGGGGGCGAGACCCTGGACGCCACGTTGACCCTCGGCAGCACGTCTACGCAGTTGATGACGGTGGGCTCCCTGTCGGTCACTGGCACCACTGCGCTGGGCGGTGACACCACCATCACCGGCTCCCTCACCCCCAACGTGGTCCTCGACAGCGCAGGCGCGGCCGGGACCACCGACCAGTACCTCGCCGTCACGTCCGGCGGCACCATGGCGTGGGCCACCGCAGGAGGCGCGGGCCCCCGCGCCGTGGACATTCGAGCCCTGGCCACCAGCCTCGTGGCCCCCGTCAGCAGCACGAGCACGCCCACGCTCGACACGCGAGGGGCGGGCCCTGCCCCAATCCACCTCATGGACTTCGACGACACCACGAAGGAGGCGGCCTACCTTCGCGTGGCTGTCCCCCTCACGTACACCGCAGCAGGCGACCTCACCTTGGACATCACCTGGTCGGCTACGAGCGCCGTGACCGGCGACGTGACCTGGGCGATCCGCCCCTACGCGATCACGCCGGGCACCGACGACATCGACGCGGACGGCTGGGGCACCGAGACCCGCGTTACCGACACCACGGATGGCACCAGCGGGGCCATGACCACCACGACCGTGACCTTGAGCGGCGGCGCGACCCTCGACTCGGTGCTCGCCGGGGAGGTGTTGATTCTGGAGATCGCCCGCGACCCCGCGAGTGGCGGCTCCTTCACCGACGACATGGTGGGGGACGCCGAGATCCTCCTCGTTCACCTGTATTCGAGTAGCTAGTGAAGCGCGCCCTTCTACTCCTCCTGCTCCTCTCCCTGGGAGGGAGCGCGTCGGCGGGGCGTCTCTTCGACGACGCGTCCAGTGAATACATCCACAGCAGCACACAGCCATTCACCGCATTCCCGGTGTCCGTGGTTGCTTGGGGCTATGTGGACAATACGGGCGGGAACCGCACCCTGGCGGCGGTCGGGGACGCCGCGAACACGAATCGCTACGCCATTGTGGTGTCTATCGGCGCCACTGACTGGCGCTGGCAACTTCAAGAGGTATCCGGGGCGACGTTCACCGACCACACGGACAACCCCACGGTAAACCAGTGGACGCATCTGATCGGCGCCAGCGCGGGTGCCAACGACCACACCGTCTACGTGGACGGGGTGGAGACCGGCGCCCCTAGTGCCGCTACGGAAAGCGTGACGTGGTCGCAGTGTGAACACCTATGCGTGGGGGCGTTGCGGGGTAACGCCACGCTGCTCCCGCATTCCGGTGGCGTCGGTTATGCGGCCTTCTATGCGAGCGACATCAACCCCGGCAATGCCGGGTCGCTGGCTTCGGGGGCCAACCCCGCGCATGTGCTACCTGACAAACTGGTGGCGTTTTACCCTCTATACGGCACGGGATCCACGGCAGAGCCGGATGCAGTCGGTGGGCACCACCTAACGAACTTCAATGGCTCCACGAAGGACGGCTCAAAACCGCTTTACGTCTGGCCTGCTCCTGGAGGAATGGAATGAACAAGCTCACCGTCGCGGCCCTCCTCTGCTGCCTCTGCGCGGGCCTGGCCTTCGCCGGGGACGCGATCCACAAGACGCTGCGCAACCCCAGCACGGGCGAGTTGCTGGAGCGCCACAGCGCCGACCCGTCGTCTCTGGACGCCCAGTGGGGCCCGGGGGCCTACCTCTACAACCCCGACCTCAGCGGCGTGGCTGGCGTGCCGAAGAAGTACCGCAAGGCGCACGCGACTGAGAACCGGCTGGTCGAGATGGGCGCTGGCGGCAAGGCGCAGATCGACGCGGCCCTGGCCGACACGACGGCGACGAGCCTGCGCAGCCGGGTCATGTCGCTGAGCATTGAAATCGCTGGGGTGGAGAACGCGATTGCGTGGCTGGTGGCCAACGGCAAGTCCACCGTCAAGGCCCAGGCGACCCTCGACGCCCTCAACGCAGACAGGGACGCCCTGCTGCCGCAGTTGCCGTAGTGCCCCCCGTCGACCCCACCAAGGCCGCCGAGGTGCTCGGAGACGCGACCGCGCAGTACGTGCTCTCGGCGGCGTGCGTCGTGCTCGTGCTCGCGGTGGGGTGGCTCGTGCGGCAACTCCTCGCCAAGCGGGCCGCGGACGGCGGGCTCACCGACGTGCAGGCGAAGGTCCTGGCCGAGATCCCGGTCAGCCTGGCCGTGTTCGCGTCGGCCGTGGACGCCGCGTTCGAGGCGCTGCGGGGCAAGATCAACGTGCGGTTCGACCACCTCGACACCTGTACGTCGAGGTGCGAGCGGCTCCAGGAGTTGCTGGAGTTGGAACGCCAACAGAGCCGCGCGCTCCAGGAAGTGATCAACGCAGCAGTTGCCCGCAAGCTGGGCAACGGGGGCACATGACCGAAGAGGAACGCAAGCACGCCACGCAATGCCTCGTCGAGGCCCTCGACGACGCCGACCTCGACGACCTCGCCGAAGAGTTGCGCGAGGAGACCAAGAAGATCAAACTCCCGAGGCCCCCATGCCCCGCGTGAACCCCGGGCCCGCCTACCCCCACCCGGCGCACTATGCCACCCTCTGGCTGCTCGTCGCCGTGTTCGTCGCCGGCGCCATGGGCGCGGCCTTCTCCGGCTGCACGAGCCCCGGCGACCAGTACCAGGCCAGCGCGATCACCTTCGCCACCGTCGTAGACGTGGCCGCCGAACTCCGCAAGGCCGACAAGCTCGAGCCCGACGCGGTCTGGGTGATCGACTCGGCGATCACCGAGGGGCAGGCGATCCTCCACGCCTGGGCACTGGCCCTGAGGGCCGACCGGCCCTATCCTGACGGGGTGGCGCTGGTGGCCAGCGTGGTGAGCCGGATCCGGCAGTACTTCGAGAGGGAGTAGCCATGGAGATCGCACTACTGATCCTGGGCCTGGTGCTGCGGTGTGCGAAGCTCGCGCCGCCGCTGGTCGCCCTGATCGAGAGGTTCCAGTCGGGTGAACAAATCACCCTCGAGGAAATCGAGCTGACGGAGCGGTTGGTCGCCGAATCCGTTGAGCGCTGGGAAGCAGCGGGCGAAGAACCCGCGAAGGAGTAGACCATGATCAAGCGTGTCGGCAAGATTCTGAACATCTCCATCCCAGAGGCCGAGGACGGCGACGACCTCCGGCTGGCTAGCGGGGCCACCGTGCCCACCGATGGGACGGCCGGCTACGTCACTGGGTGTCTCTTCATGCACACGGACGGCGGCGCCGGCACGGCGCTGTACGTCAACGAGGGGTCGGTCACGAGTTGCAACTTCGACGCGGTGGCAGCGCTGTCCGCGGCCCAGGAGGCCCTGATTGGGGCAACCGCCGGGGTGGTCACCGCCTCGACCGCCGTGATCGTGGACGCCAACAAGGACGCGGGCGACTTCCGCAACCTCGACTGCGTCAACCTCGACGCCGGGGCCTCCGGCACCGTGGGCACGGTCGACGTCTTCCCGGCGACCGCCGCCCGCGGGAAGCTGATCATCGCCGCGGTCAACAACGACGCCGACACGAACGTCACGCTGAGCAACGCGGCCATGGGCCAGGCTTCGGTGCTCAGCTTCCCCGACCCGGGGGCCGCGACCGCCAACGTGCTGCTCACGGACGCGGCCAACGACGGGGTGGTCGTCTCGGCGACCGCTGCGGAGATCGACGCGGTCTGCGACCAGTCGGCGCGCGACGTGGTGCCCGGCACCGGGTTCGACGGGGCCGGGGTGATCGAGCACCAGGTCCACAAGATCGGGACCCTGTTCCACACCAAGATCCTGATCGACCTCACCGGGCTCAACTCCGGCGGCACGGCCAACGACATCATCGGCGAGGACTCCGCGGCCAACTGCCACTTCGGGCAGATCACCGCTGCGACGCACGGCACGATCATCGCCGGCAAGGTGAAGTGCTTCGAGTCTCCCGCGACGGGCGACGCCGACATCGACATCTACTCCTCGACGGACGCCACCGGCACCGAGGACGCGGACGTCACCGGCCTGGCCGGCCAGGCGATCCTCGTCAACGGAGGCAGCCTGACCGCCGGCCAGGAGGCCGTCTTCACGGCGCTCCCGGCGGCCAACTCCTACCTCTACCTGGCGGGCGCGACCGGTGGCGACGCCACCTACACGGCCGGGATCTTCCTGATCGAGTTCTGGGGCCGATAGCGAGGTAGCCATGCCCAGGACCGCGACAAAATCCCTGGCCTTCCCCCTGGCCGGGGTGTCGCGGCGGGGTCCCTACCGCCAGCAGACCCGCCCGTTCAGCGCTCCCTGGGCGCTGAACGTGCGGACTGTCGGCCCCTCCGAGACTCGTCGGAGGGGTGGGTCCCGCCCCGGACTGGCGAAGCTGTGCCCGACCGACCTCGGTGGGTCGGTCACAGCGCTGATCCCCGTCAGCTACATCGACTCGGGCGGGACCCGCCGCTACGACCTCGTCTACGTGGTCGACGGGACCCTCGGGTACATCCGGGCCGGGGTGGCCACGACGACCACGGCGGAGCTGGAGGGCCCCGACGGGGTCGACATCGTCACCGACGACGGCTCCACGACCATCGACTTCGCCGCCACCGTCTCGACCGGGGCCCTCCAGGGGGTCGTGCGCGGCGGGCGGGTGTACTTCGCCGACACGACGCTCCAGGTCTTCAGCCCGGCCACTGGGGTGGTCGAGCCCGTGCTGGCCACCACGAGCGTGGCCGTCCCCACGGGGCAACCCCTGATCGCCCTCTACCGCGACCGGATCTTCCTCGCCGGGTCGGACCAGGCGTGGTACGCCTCCCGGGTCAGCGACCCAGGGGACTGGGACTACGGCGCCGACGCCGCGAACCCGACCGCCGCCATCGCGGGCCAGCTCTCCGACGCGGGCGTGGTCGGCGACGTGCTCACGGCCATGATCCCGATCCACGACCAGGTCCTCGTCATGGCCACGGCCAGCGAGTTGTGGGTCCTGCGCGGGGATCCCGCCACGGGCCGCCTCGAGAACGTCTCCGACTCCGTGGGGATCGTGGACACCAACGCCTGGGCCATGAGCCCTGACGGAACCCTGGTGTTCCTCTCCCACGACGGGGTCTACGTCTGGTCGGCGGGCACGCGGGCGGCCCCGACCCGCTTCAGCGCCGAGCGGGTCCCGGACGAACTCCGGGAGATCGACACCAGCACGACCACCGTCTCCATGGCTTACGACCCGGAGGGGCGCGGCTACCACCTGTTCCTCACCCCCGCGGACCCGGGCGTGGGGACCCACTGGTGGATCGACCTCGACAACCGGGCCTTCTGGCCCCAGCGCTACGACCGATTCCACCAGCCGCTCGCGGCGGCCCACCTGGCCGAGGCGGGCCTGGGGAACGTGGTGATCGCCTCCCAGGACGGCTACGTCCGCTACTTCCTCGACGGGCAGGAGGACGACGACGGCGAGGACCTGGAGAGCCACCTCCTGATCGGGCCCGTCCGTATCGCGGCCAACGACGTGCGCGACGCCCTCCTCGCCGAGATCAACGGCGTCGTGGAGGACCTCGGAGGCCCCGTCACCTGGCGGGTCGTCATGGGCCCGAGCGCGGCCGAGGCGGCCGAGGACGCGCTCGCAGACTTGAATCTGGTGCTCGACGGGCAGGACCCGACGAGCGCCGCGGCCAGCGGGACGTGGACGGAAGGGCGCAACAGAGTGTCGCGCCCGCGTACCCGCGGGGCATGGGCAGTGATCTGGCTCTCGTCGACGACAGCCTGGTCGTATGAGGTGGTGGCGGTGGTAGCCCGCCAACTCGGGAGGCACCGGTAATGGGCATCAAGATCACCGACATGACGGACGGGGCCCCGGCTGACGGGACCGAGATCATTCCGACCAGCAAGGCGGCCGCCCCCCGCCGGATCACCGTCGACAACATCGTCACCTTCGTGCTCTCCGAGCTGGCCTCGGTCTCCGCGGCCGCCGGGGTCGCGACCGCGGACAAGGTCTACATCCTCGACGACACCGACAGCACGGTGAAGCCGGTGGCCCTGGAGACCGCGCTCCAGCATGGGATCGACATCATGTGGGGCAAGGTCGCCGAGGCTTCCCCCGACGACGCCGACATCCTTCTCCTCAAGGACGGCGGGTCCACTGAGAAGACGGTCACCGCCGCGGTCCTCGCCGAGTACGTCCGGGCCCAGAAGGAGGCCGCGATCCTCGAGTTCAGCAGCCTCGGGGACGGGAGCGGCGCGTTCGCCGCCGCCGACCTCATGGTGATCACCCAGGCCGGGGTCGGCATGAAGGTCACCGCCCAGGACGTGATCGACCTGGTCTACGCCGGGCTCGCGGCCTACGTCGGCGGGCTCACCGCCTCGGGCGTCGTGGACGCGGCCGACACCCTCTACCTGCTCGACGGCGGGACCACGCCGAAGGAGGTCACGGCCGCGCAACTGGCCACCTTCATGGCGGCGTCGGCCGCGATCGACGGGTCGGGCACCGCCGGGGTCCTGGCCAAGTGGGCTGACTCGGACACGCTCCAGGCGGGCGAGACGGTCACCACGAGCGCGTCTGGCTTCACCGCCGGCAGCGACGTGTCGATCCCCACCAGCAAGGCCGTGCGCGACGAGATGGACGCGATCGTCACGGACGCGACGGACATTGGCGCGGCCCTCGTCCCGACCGACGAGATCCTGGTGTTCGACCAGGACGGGACTGGGCATGGCCAGCGCAAGGCCGCGATCTCCAGGCTCAAGGGCACCGGCGTCCAGGCCAACGCGGCCACCGACACGCTGCTCGCGGCGGTCATGTACGACTACCTGCACACCAACACGGGGGCCGCCGGGGCCGTGATCCTCACCTGCCCCGCGGGCGTGGCAGGCTACCGAGTCCGGTTCATTCGCACCGCGGCCTTCCTCGTGACCGTCCGCCCCGAAGCCTCCGAGCAGATCCTCTGGGGTAACGGGCTGATCGCTGCGGGCACGGGCCTGGAACTCGGGGCCCTCGGCAGCGGCTTCGAGATGGAGCACGATGGCACCTACTGGTGCGTGGTCAACACCCCCGGCGGAACGGTCAACCCGGAGTAGTCATGAAGCAAGACATCAAGTTCCTCCTGGCCGGCGCGCTCCTCTTCACCGGGTTCGTCGGGGTGGCCTGGGCCGCCTCCAACTACCAGGGGGTCACGTTCGACGGGGCCGGGTCGATCACCGTGGTGAACCTCACCGGCACCGGCTCACTGAGCCTCGACAACGGGGCGATCACCAGCGACGGGGCGGGCACGCTGAGCTTGTCCAGGGCCCAGATCGGCGACGGCACGGTGACCAACCCGTCACTGGGGTTCACCAGCGACGACGACGGCACCGGGGTCGGGTTCTACCGGATCGGCGCCAATCAGTTCGGCTCGACGGTCAACGGCGTGCTGACGTTCGCCTGGGGCACGGGCGGCCTTGCGGCGCAGAACGCGATGCAGTTCCTCGCGGACCCGGACGACGATCCGGGCCTGTCCTTCAGCGGGGACGCCGACACCGGCATCGGTCGGCCCACGGCGCTCGCGGACACGCTGGAGTTCCACGCGGGCGGGACGGTCGTCGGGACGCTGGACGCTTCCGAGTTTGTAGTTGGTGTGCCTGTCCGCGCGAACCGGGGTATCCAGGACAAGACGACCGGCTACGCGCTCGCGACGACCGACCTGGGGGACATGCTCACTAACGCCGGCGCGGGGGCGACCGACGTTCTGTTCCCGCTGCCTGCGATTGCGTCTGGCCTGACGTTCACGATCGTGCAGGTGGATTCCGGGACCGTGGGCTTTGACCCTCCGGCAGGGACTAACATCCTGTGGGACGGGTCGGCGACGGCCATGGACGACGGCGAGCAGTTGGAATCGTCAGCCGCGGGGTCATGGGCGACGGTAACGGCAGGGAGCGGCACCCTCTGGTTCGTCCGCACGGGCGGGCCCTCGGCCTGGGTGGAAGAGACCCCGTAGGAGGCCCCGCATGGACAAGCTGATCCCAGTCATTCAGGACACGCCGCTCACCACCAAGGTCGCGGAGTCGGTGTCGGGGTGGTACGACACCGAGTCCACCGTGGGCGTCTACACCCCGTCCGAGGTCGCGTCGCTCAACGCGCAGGGGTGGATCGTCTTTAGCACGATCACCCGCGGCGCGACCACCACGTACTTCCTCTACCGGCGGATCATCAAGCCCGAGAAGGTGCTCGCCGACCTCGTCAGCAGCTACACCACCGCCTACAACGAGGGCCGCCAGCTCAACGACCAGCGCTACGACGACATCATCGTGATCTACCTCCAGATCCTCGGGCAGACGGAGGACTCCTACAACACCCTGGAGACCGCGGACACCACCTACGAGACGGCGATCGAGGCGATCTTCACCGCGATCACCAGCGACTTCACCAGCTACGACACCGACGTGACCGGGGACCTCGACGACTGGGGCACGGCCCAGCTCGCCGAGGCCAACGCCCGCTTCGACGCGGAGCTGGGCAAGGCTCAGCAAAGCCTGATCGACCGGGGCATGAACAACGCCACGGTGTGGACCGTGGTCTCCGCGGGGGTCGAGCGGGAGCGCACCCGGGCGCTCAACGTGGTGAACGACACGATCGAGCAGCGGCAACTGGAGCTGAAGCACAAGGTCTACGACGAGCAGAAGGCCGTCCGCTCCCGGCTCCTCGAGGCGCGGGAGCGGCTGCGGAACTTCCTGCACGGGGCCAAGGACAAGCAGATCGCCATTCGCAACCAGGCGACCGAGGCGCTGGCCCGCGCCATTGAGCGGCGCACCGACGGCTACCCCGACCTCAGCCAGATCGGGGCCCTCGCGGCGTCCCTCGGCGCGGGCAGCGCGGAGGCGTTCTCCCCCTAATGCCCCTCTACCCCAGGCAGAAGCGCTCGCGACCCCACGGGAAGCCGGACACCCCGTTCGACGCCAAGGCGGGTAAGTTCCTCGGCACGGGGGACGAGCGCCCGCACGCGGGGTT